CCCCTTTAGAAAAATCTGCTTGTTACCGTTGCTACTGACCCTAGTTTGCGCGTAACGAACAGGGCATATAGTGACATACAATCGGGAACGTCATCATGTGCGTTCTTTCCTGCCACGCTATAACTCAAAAGCCACTTCATCAACACGCCATAGTCCGAATTTGGCGTATACAGGCTCTTATGCTTAAATATTACGTTCTTCTTGACCCAATCTGCATTGACGATTATTCGGGTCTCTTTGTTGGTCTCCGTGGGCTTTGTGGTTATGTTGCACCGTGAACCCATGTTGCGCACCCTGTCTTCAACCTCGTAAGCTACCCTGTCACCACCGTTGTTTGATTCGAACTCGCACTGCTGCACGTTGTTGTCTACTAAAAGTGAAGCTAATCTGCCATATTGTATGCCGTAGTCTGACGAATCGGTGCAAATGGTGTCAACAAGGTAGTGGTCATTGTCATAAACAAGAAACACAGGGCAAACAAGAAAGTCCGTTCCCTTATTTTTGGTATCACAAAGGGAAAGGATAGCATCGGGTTCACGTTCGGGAAGCTCAAGATACGTCCTCAAGTCTTCTTCGTGGTATAAAAGCCCCTCACGCTCTATCGGCTCGTTTTTATACAGGCATCGGTACGAAATATCGTCCATCAAGCGCGCCTGCTCGTTGTAAAACTCCACCGTGAAACCTTTTACGTCATACAGGAAGTTGGATTCACCCGTAACGGGGTCAATATCGGGGATAGCCAAGAATCTTGCCCGTTCATCGCCCTCATAAGCCACCTGCAAACGCCCGATAACGTCATGTACTGACCAACGGGTTGCTATGTGCAGCTCTCGACACGTCCCGCCATCTTTTCTCTGCCTTGCATCCACGGAATAGATTTCCCAAAGCTTATCAAGCTGATTTTTGTTTAAAGCCTGCTCGATACCCGAAATTAGGTCATCACACATCAACAGGAAGTCGGCTCTAACCTTACCTGCGTTTGCACTGCCTACTGACGTACATTGAACGTTCGGGAACGCCTTATAAGCACCAAAGTTTATCTGTTCAGATTTCGCATTGGTGTTCGTTATCTTCAAATCGGGAAAAATCTCTTGCCAAGTGTATTCGTTGGACGTGGTTATGTCATAGATACCGTCATAGTACATTCGGGTTATCTCGCCACTGTGTGAGAAGAAAAGGTTGCTCCCTTCGGGGTATTTGCCGATTATCCAAGTCTGAAAGAACTTCTCGATTGTGGTTTTACCCGTTGACGGGGGCATTGAGATTGACAGTATATCAAGTTTGCCATCCGCAAGGTCTTGCAGTGCGTCTATGACACCCGTTTTCAGCAGGCACTTACGGCGCGGTTCATAGAATTTACGGTTATACTCCCTGTCTTTCTCAAGGTATAACAAGTAACTATCAAACAAGTAGTGTGATTCTAGATATAATATCTCGTAGTAGTATTTAACAGGTGAAGGTAATTCATCTTTACCCTTAAACATTCTCTCCAAGTGAAATATATCATCATATCCCTTACTTGTAGCAAAGTCATTAAGCATATTCTTTACACGCTTTGTGAGCTTTAAGCCGTACTCAATGTCCTTTTCCGTCTCGATTGCAACCCTACAAGCCTGCGTATAGGCGTTCATTGTCTGTTCCTCAAACGCCCTTTTACGAAGTGACTTTCTATCTGACCCGTCTTTTAACAGGTATTTGTCATAGCTTTGTACTACCTCAATCAGCTTTTGACTTGCCATGTGACCCCTTTTTGTATTTTGCGGAGTTTTTTAGAAGGGCAGTAATAATATATTTATATAATTACTTGGTTAGTGGTTTATATATCTACCAAGTGTATAAGCCCTTTTTATACCAAGCAGATAATATATTTACTACATAGTCCCTTTTTATATTTTGGGGATATTTCGGGGACTAACCCCCGCGCCTGCTGCCACCTCTAGACCCCTGCCCCCCCGTACCAAAAGCAGAGCAGGGGTTCTGATAATCAATCTGTTCGTTAAATATCGCTTTAGCGACTAGTTATAATTATATATACAAGAGTTTGCAAACCCTTGTATTTACTGCGTTTTAAGGTCTATCAGTTCGGGCAGGATGTCGGCTGATATAATGTTTTGATGTCTTACTGTGACATTTATATCATTATTTCGGTCACTGTAATTATGCTTTGCTTTTAATATAAATATATCTCGGATGGTGTCTTGACTACTCCCGTTCAACAAAGCACCTTCGCAAACTTCCACCCATTTTCGCACCGTGTCAGATTTATTAAAACTTGATTTAATATTTGTTTCCTCGCCACCTATATTATTATCATAATCACCCTTTAACCAATTATATATAGTGTCTCTAGATACACCTATCATATTACTAAATTCTAGTATAAAAGGTTTATTATTCCACTTGTATTTATTTACTAGTTCTATATATATATTAAATAGATTATCCAACTGCTGTATATCTTTATATACTACCTTTTGCCCGTGCTTATTTCCTAATAGTTCACCGATATAATTATTATATATATAATGGATAAGTGAAGGAAAAAAGGATTTGTTTTCTTTAAGCTCTGCATCCGATAAACCAACGAATTGAGATTCTTGTTTTACATCATCCACCAAAGCAAAGATATTATTTTTATATATCGCTATGGGTTCGACCTGTTCGACCTGTTCAAGTTCCTGCATCCGTTCCCCCTCTTGAAATGTTTCAAAACGTTCCAAAGTGTATCAAAGTGTGTCATTTTGTTTCATTATGTCCCACGGTTTGAAATCCTGCCAAGTGAAACGAGCATAAAAAAAGAGCCTGCCGTTATTGCAGACCCTTTAAAACTTGTTCAATTATAAACCTGTTGACGCTTTGCCCCTTTGCGGCGGCTGCTTGTGTGATGCGTTCCTTTTCTTCTTTGGTTACGGTTAGCGGAATCCGCGCGCGCCCTTCGTAATATTTCATAGTCGCGCGCTTGTGCGCTTCGTCATACTTTCGTTTTTTTCGTTCTTCTGTCATGGTTTCCCCCTTTTGGCTTGTATATAGCATTATATACAAAATATACAAATAAACGTTTGCACATTTGGCTGTTCTGCCGATTGTGTTTTGGTATATAGTGTTATATACTTATACTTGCAAGGGGGTGATGCAGATGCTACCAACTCCCGCACAAATCACTATCTTGGTTTTGGTAATTGGCTTGATTATCCTTTGTAACCTCGATAAGTGAGCGGAGGGGGCGAACTCCTCGCCCTCTTGCAAACAAGATAAACCACCACAACAAAAAAGTCAAGGAGGCATTAAAATGACAACGAAAAGCACAATGTCAAGATTTGAGCTCGAAGCATTAAGCAAACTCTTATTCCTGTACCAAAAGGAATTAAACATAAACGGCTATAAATGCGGAGATATAGACATAACACCCGAAAAGCTCGAAGAAATCAAAACCACAATAAGCAAAGCTGCCCGTTTTATAGATATGGGCGACTACGAGACAAAGTAAACCACCACAAACAAAGCACACAAAGCAAAGGAGAACAGGAAACATGAACACATACGATTACAGGGCAGAAGTCAAAAACGATGTAAAAGATTGGATTTTAAATAATATTGGTTGGATTCCTACGGAAATCTTCCAAGGTGACCGTGACGAACTCGCCGATTGGCTCAATGAAAATCTTTGGACGGATGACAGTGTGACGGGCAACGGAAGCGGAAGTTATACCTTCTCAACGTTTGATGCAGAGGAGTATATTTGTCACAATCTCGACTTGCTCGCGGAGGCTTGCGAGGAGTTCGGCGGTAATATGGACGTTCTGAAAGACGGCGCAGAAGCTTGCGATGTTACAATTCGTTGTTACTTGCTCGGCGGGGCAATATCGGAAGTCATTGAAGAACTTGAAAACGAAGGTTTTTTCGATGTGGAGGAAGCATAACAATGTATACACAGTTTATTTATAAAATCGGGGGAAATCCCTATATAACAACTAACAATGATAATCTTTTCAAAATGATTATTAAATATCATCTATCGCAGTTTGATTGTAAATCGTTCGCGGTTCTTTCTCGGAGAGAGTTTCACGGGCGCAAGACTTACGAAGATAAAAAAATATTATTACAGGCATTTGCGCAGGATTGGCAACTTAAAAACCCCGAAATGTTTTATAGTTGGCAGGACTTGAGCGATTGGGGCGCGTTCTTTGAAGAATACGGCAAAAAATACGGACTTTTGCGAGAGTTCCGCGAAAATGGTATTATATAATAAAAGGGGGTTTTGTTATGGTCGAATGGTATAGGGTAATCAGAGGAGACAACGAGAGAAGCGGCGAAATCCTCGCAGACTTTGACACAGAGGACGAAGCTATCAAATACGCAGACACACAAACGGGCAATATTAACGTTATCCCGATTTTATCGGATTCCGAATATTGGGACGCATACCCCGCCCGACCTTGTGAGTTATGAAAGGAGCAAATATGACAACTTCAAAATTGATTGAAATATACAAAAGAACGCTTGATAATTGCAAATTTTACGAAAAGGAACAAAAGCCACTTAAATTAATAAATGAAATCGGCGTTTTGCGTGGTGTTGCTTACTGTATGACAGAAGCGGCAGGAATGAAACTCGAACTTATGACGGCAACCTTTGAGGATTTTTTACACTTTATCGACATACAGGAAGAATTGGAAAAGGCAGAGGGCTAAAACCATGATAGAAAATGCACAGATTGAACAGATATTGAGCTTTTACAAATGCCCGTGCAACGTCATCACAAGCAGGAGCGGCGGCGGGTTTTGGGACTACTTCTTGCAGCCTTTAGGTGGCACTACAATCAATAAGTTAAACGCGCGAGTTAATGATTTTACAATCGCGATTGGTAAAGCGGTAACAATAGCCATTGAAAACATGAACTTGATTTTCAGAATCAAGGACGGAGAGCAAGCGACACAGTATAATTATTTTGAAAATTCCTGCAATCTTGACAAGTGCGCAGGGATGCTTGCAATCGGTGTAAATCCCTGCGGGGGATTCGTTCAGTATAATTTGTTTGATATGCCGCATATGCTCGTCGCAGGTGCGACAGGTTCGGGAAAATCCGTGTTTCTTCATTCGGTGATAGTGAGCCTTGCTATCAATGGCGGCGTTGCCCTGCGTTTGATAGATTTGAAGCGTGTGACATTCTCAAAATATAACGGATTGCACTTTGTAGATGGTGACGCGGTAACGGATGCACAAAGCGCGGAGCGAGTATTGCGCGAAGAAGTGCGAGAAATGGAAGCACGTTATAAAACCATGGAGCATTACGGCGTAGAAAACTACAAAGATTTGCCCGAAGAAAAGAAACTAAAAGCCCGTGTTGTCATCATTGATGAATTGTGTGATTTGATGCTAAACCGAGAAACGCGGCGAAGTGTGGAAAATAGCATTGTCAGAATCGCCCAACTTGGACGGGCGGCGGGTTGTCATTTGATATTAGCCACACAGAGACCAAGCACAAACGTTGTTACAGGACTAATCAAGGCAAATATACCCTGTAAAATTGCCTTTATGACTTCAAACGCAGTTGACGCGCGCGTGATAGGCTGCAAGGGCGCGGAGCATTTAAACGGTAAAGGTGACGCACTGTTATCAATCGCAGGAAAAAAGGAACTCGAACGGGTGCAGGCGTTTTATATTTCAGATTGTGAGCTTTCAAAGCTTGTTGAAGGTGTGCGAGCAGAACAAGCACCACCCACACCACCAAAGACAGTTAAAAAGGGATTCTTTCAAAGGTTGTTCACATAGTGAGCAGCCTTTTTTTATCGCTTAAATCCTCTTTTT